AGCAAAGCCTTCATAGCCATAAAGAGTTTTCTTAGTATTGTAATACCATAATGTATGTGCGTCGTTAGTTTCTGAATAGTTAACTAATTGAATTAGATCGCGATCACCAGACCATACGATACATGATTTACCTCTAGCATTTAGAGCAGCTGACCAGCCAAAGATAACATCATCTGCCTCAGCACCTTGTATTTGATGTACAGTTACACCTTTAGTAGCTACAATGCCTTGAAACGCTTCATATACCTCGTAGACGGCGGTCCAATCTACTTTATTGTTTTGTTTCCTAGTACCTTTATATTCAGCACTTGGGAATAAATCTTTACGCCATGATTTAGAATCTACAGTTAATACTACGTCATCGACAAACATCTTTAGCTTACGCATTTCAGATGCAAAGTCAATTGCTAGCTTTCTCATAAACTGAGATTTTTGCTTATCATCTCCTAGTAACTTACCATTCTTTGGTTTTGGTAAGACAAATAATCTACTGAAAACAAAATAGTTTCCGTCGATTAGTAATGTATGTTTTCCCACTTTCATATTTTTGTTATTTATTATCTATGTACAATATACGAAAAATAATTGACATAAAAAAATTATTTAGTACTTATTTTGCTTTAATTGCTTTTAATTATTCCTTGTATCTCGTAAACGCAACTTAACATTGTTATTACAGGATCTATTACATGAACTCTCTGCGATTGGTGTTTAGCTACAGAAATAATGATCTGTGGGATATGCTTAACTGATTGCAATTGTTCTTGCTGTATATATTCTATAAATTCTTCACCTAATGCTTGTAAAATATCATCTACTCTATTAGAATAGTTACTTACTAACATCTGGTAGTTCTTTGCTGGATCAGTTTCTCTAAAGACTAATTCAAATACGTCTTTGTATACTGAATTAAATTTCTTTACGTTATCAACTGTAATCGCAGTAGTTCCTTGAGTTTTAAATCCTTGCAATTTGTTTAATGTACTCCTTAGATCTGGAAAGTTACGTCTAACAAATTCAACAAGAGCATCTTTCTCAATTGTCATTTCTTCTTGTTTACAAATATCATATACCCTGCGGATATATTTCTTTGTTAATTCATTCTCTTCTTCTTTATCAAAATCAAAGTTAATAACTTCAAACCTTGATAAGATAGGATCTGGTAGTTTATTAATGTAATTACATGTTGCGATAAACCTCGAGTTAGATGCAAAAGTCTCCATTGTTGCACGAAGTGCTTTAAAGAATTGATCAGATACACCATCAACCTCATCTAGAATTACTACCTTAAACATACCAGGAGCATCCATAATAGATACTGTTGAACAGAAATCTATAATTCTAGTCCTGATAACCTCAACGGAAGTGTCTGTGGACGCGTTTATGTACAAATAAGGAAGCTTAAACTGATTTACTATGGCTTTTGCACAAGAGGTTTTACCTGTCCCAGGTGAGCCCGTAAATAGCATATTCTGGACTAGTCCGTCTTTAAACTTATTCATTACCGCATCTGGTAAAATAAGTTGCTCTAGCGTAGAAGGTCTATACTTCTCTGTAAATAATTGGTTAATTGATTGCATGCAAGATATGTTTAATTGTTATAGTGTTAAAGTGCCTAAATGTTTCATAGATAGATATAGTATATGAGTATACGTATTGAAAAGACTGGTGGTCCATGGCCCGCAAACAGATATGGTATCATCTTAAAGATCTTACCACGATTCTTAAGAAAGTTTCTAATAACTCATAGGAATCTTGCTAAGTGGTCTGATGATGACCAGTTCATGGAGTGTGTCTTAAGAATGCAAAGGCCTAGATCTACTACTTCTAATAAAATTTATTGGGATATGAGGACTGATACTGCCCTATCTGAAAAGGGATTAGAACGTTCATATAATACCATTGATTGGTATTGTGCTATTTCACTTAAACCTATTAAGGCTAAGTTTATGAATTTTGATTTAAAGAACTTTATACACTCAGAATATTATGATGTATTAGAGGCTCCTATGATTGATAGTCGTATACTTAAATCCTCAGTTGAGTTTCGTAAGAAATGCAAAAAACTCCTGCTCGCAGAACGAGAGGAGTTTCTTAAACTTGCAAAAAAGAACGCTAAGCGCTCTCTTTAATATTACATTAATGCTTTAAATTTCTGAGCTACTGTTAATGATTCATGTAACTTAGATTCAGATATAGATTTAAAATTAAACTTTCTTACATACTTCTCTATTTCTTTTAAGCTACCAGATTCATATTTTTCTGCTCCGCCTCCTTTTAAGAATGCTATAATATTTTTGTAACCTCTTATTTGCCCAAGAACTTTAGCGTGTGCAGTCTTAGCCATTGATCTGTCTACTTCAATATTTAGTTCGTCATCTCTTAAGTTGCCGTCTATAGTTTTAAACGATGGCTCAGCTTGAAATTGCATCTTACCTAGTTCTTTAGAAGTAAATGAATAAACAGCTCCTTCGTATTCAACTTCTTTAAACCCTGCGTATTTTGAAAGTTTTTTAGCAGACATATCATTAGCTTCATTAATTACTGATTCATCTTTTTTAGAACTTGATCCCTCTTTATCAGCTAATTCTTTGCGTTCTTTCTCTAACTCATCTACTTTGTTCTGAGCCTGTTCGATCTTTTCAGAGTCTTCAGATGCTTGTGCCTTTCTCAATTCACCGGCTGCAACTGCTTTTTCAAATGACTTAATCACGGACGGAGGATTTGTATCGTCCTTTTTTGCAGCTTCAAGCTTTTGCTTATTGGTTTCAATTTGCTTATCTAACTTAGCTGTTTCTTCATTGTTATCTTCTTTCTTTTCTCCGGAACCTTTAACAAGTGTATCATATAGTTTTTCAGAGTCTTCATCAGAAATACTCGGTTCTCTATCTTTAAAAGTACTAGCACTAATCTTTTCAACTTTATCAAATTCTTCTTGCTTTATTTCACCAGCATCAAAGCTAACCTTTGCAGATATGTATTTGTCTATTTTCTCTTTAGCCTCTTTTTGCTTATCATCAAGACTAGCATCTTCTTTTGCTTCTTTCTCTTTTATTTTTTTTGCATTTAACTCTAATATCTTAGCTCTTTCTGCAGCACGGGCTTCTTGTTTTTTCTTCTGTTCTTTAGCCGTTTTAATATCTTTTTCGATTTGATCTTCATCTTTATCATCGGCATCAGCATTTGCTTCAGCTTTCAGGTTTATTAACATGATTTCATGATCGTTATCTTGAGACAACTTATACTCCTCCCATTGATTAGTTAATTTTTCATTATCAATTGGGTTATCATCAAGCATCTTTTTAGTCTCAGCTTCTGCTGCTTTAATAGCTTGACCTGCCTTTGTAGTAATGGCTTCTCTTTTAGCCTTAATCTTTTCGGCAATCTTCTTATTAGTATCTTTTTCTAATTCATCCCTCTTAGCGTATATCTTATCTTTAATCGCTTTTTTAGCTTCCGGAGTTATATCTTTTTGATTAACCTTATTAATTTGTGTTTTAAATTTATCACGTATCTTATCTTTCATCTCAGCTTCTACCTGAACTTTCTTTGCATCAAATTGCCCTCCTAGTTCTATCTTAGTGACTTCTGCTTTACGTTCTTTCTTTAAAAGTGCTGAGTAATTTCCCATTCTAGTAGAGTAGGCTTTAGTAGCTGCAAATTTTGCAAATATTTTAGCTAAAAAACTATCTTCCTCGTTAATAACTTCTACTGTTTCTAATAAGCTGTCATCTTTAAACCATACATCTGCTTCTAATAGAGCTGCTTCTGTAATTTGTTTTGAAAGAGCATCTAGATTATTTAATATAGCATCTACATCTTTAATTATCTCTGCTCTTACCTCTTCGCCTGATACCATATTTGCTATAGGAGCTTCCGGATTTTCAACTGGTTTAGATATTACTTTATCTACAGCAATTGAAGCTGGTTGTGTTTTAGCCGCCGGTGTAACTGGTTTTGATGATTTAGAAAGATCACTTGCAGAAAAGTCTTCTAACAATGCTATCTTTTTACCTAATTTAATCTTTTTCATATTAAGTTCTTAATTTTCTATAATTATTCCGATAGGTTATATATCTTCCTAAAAATGAGCAAAAAAAAAGACCCTCAATTAAGAGGGTCTTTAATATAAAATTTAGACTATAAATTATAGTGCAAAGTTCTCTAATGAGAATTTCTCATATTGAGTTCCTGGGTGGAATCCAGCTTCAACTAATGCGTATCTAGATTTTACAGCTACTTTCGGAGCCATAGTTCCTTCAACGATAGTTTGTACTGATTCAGCCATTAAGTAAGGCATGAATACTAATCCAGGTCCGTTACCGTCACCTTTTCTACCTACTAAGATCTCAGCTGAAGCGAAAGCTACAGATGGGTCAGTATAAACGTTGATACCAGCGATTGATCCTAAAGGATAAATTGCACCAGCAACTTGGTTTATAGTGTTAGCCATTGGGTAAGCTACGAATCCAGAAACACCTTGTAATGCAGAAGCAACACTTCCACCTACTACAGCGAAGTTACCAGCACCTCTTCTACCTCTTTGCGCGATTAAGTTACCAGCAGCTAAGATTGCAGTTAAGATTCTTCTGTGTGAGTCACCTCTAGTTTCACCGTTTGCAGGAGCGATGTCCATTGTATTAGCAACACCTGCACCATTAACACCGAATAGGTTAGTACCAGCAATAAATCTCATTTTTTCTAAAATGTGAGTATTGATAGACTGAGTTAATTCGTTAGTTAATACAGCTTCTACTTGAGCAACTGCATCTACACCGAATTGTTTAAGGTCTTGTACTTGTTCTCTTGTTACGGCAGCAGCAACTTGGAAAGTTTCAGCAGCAACGCTTTTTGAGAATAAGCTTAAGCCCATTACTTTGTCTCTAGTAGATTCACCTAAACCTCTAGACATTGGAGACATTACGCCATCAGCGTTATCAGCTCCACCAGAGAAACCAGGAATATGATCTTCTAAAGCTTTTACTAATTCAGCATCAGCATAAGTAGCTGTTACTAAACCAGCAGCTAAAGTATCAGCTCCTAATTCGATAAGGTTTAAACCATCGATTCTTGATGTACCAACAACTGTGTCACCAGCTGATACAGCTAATGCAGTTCTAATGTAAGTTGGGTGTACAGTACCGTCAGCGAAGTTTGGTGCACCACCACCTAAAGTACCACCTTCGTATACGAAGTCAAGGTAAGATAGTAATCCCATTGGTCCAGCCATAGGTACAACAGGTACTAGGTCTAAACCGATAGTTTGTGCAGCAACTTGCATTGCTAATGGTAATAATGTTGGAGCTTTATCTCCAGATCCATCAGCATTTGCTGTTGGAAAACTTGTGTTTCCCATACCTGCTAAGTTCATACCAGGATTTAACGCCATAATGTTTGCGTCTTCATAAAGCTTGTGATTGTGACAGTATTCTGACATCCAAGCTAGTTTGCTAGATTCATTGATCCCTGTTGCTTCCTCAATAATAGGAGCCCAAGTACCTCTGATCTCAGCTTCGTTAATTAAATTTGCCATTTTGATTTTTGTTATTTTTAATGGTTTTTATGTTTCTTTCGATTATTCGATTGAAACTCGACTTGCTTGAGTGTTCTGCTTCTGTCACTCTTTTATCGTCGATCTTATTGTTTTATATATTTACTTTTTAAATCTTTTGTTTAAAGCTGCAGCCATATCAGATACATCATATAACGGTTTAGCTTCTTCTTTAGCATTAACTGCTGCAGATTCGTTTACCGTTGCTAATTTTTCTAAGTCAACTTTTACCTCTCTTAAGTCTCTAGTTTCCCAGAAATTTCTAACTTGATATTCAGTATTTAAGTTATGGTATTTTGCTTGCGCTTTAATTTGAGTTTGTTTTGCTTCAGTAAGAGCTTCAAATCTTTCTTTATATTCTACAGGTATTGCAGATATAAAGAATGGTTCGTTAGTTCTAGCTTCAACAACTGCGTTAGCGTTATCAATGATAGCACTGATTTGTGACTCATTCATAAATGATCTTTTTGCCACTCTAGCTCTAACTTCAGTTTTAGCATCTTCATTTAAAGTATTGTAAGATTCTTGTACTTTACCTGATACTATCTTTAAGAATGCTGGATCTTCGTTTTCTTTAACTTGTGCAGCTTCTACTAATGCATCTAATTTAGACGCAATTTCGTTCTTGTAAGTATCTAAAGCAGATTCTTCAACTTCTTCAGTCTCTTCAACTTCTTCAGTCTCTTCAACTTCTTCAGTCTCTTCAACTTCTTCTTCTACAAATTCTTCAGCATTTTCTTTATCTTCAGCGTCAACATCTTCTACAGGATATTCTTCATCTCCTACTTTAAAGGTTTTTTCACCGTCTGCGATTGCTTTAGCTCTTGCAGCACCAAATTCATTACCTTCTTCAACTTCTTCAGTCTCTTCAACTTCTTCAGTCTCTTCAACTTCTTTAGATTCTTCTTTAGCATCTTCAAGTTCTTTAGCTAATTCAATTGCGGCTAATGCAGCAGCAGGATTTTCGTTAACTTTATCTTCTTCAACTTCTTCAGCTTCTTCGTCATGCATTTCATCAGTAGTTTCTTCAGTCTCTTCAACTTCTTCAGCTTCTTCGTCATGCATTTCATCAGTAGTTTCTTCAGTCTCTTCAACTTCTTCAGTTTCAACTACTTCTTTAGCGCCATCTTCACCTTCAGCTTCTTCTTCAGATTCACCAGCTTCAGCTTCTTCAGATTCTTCATCTGCAGTTACATCTTTAGTTTCATCTTCTAATTCTTCAGCAGGCTCGCCGATGTCACCTTTAGGATCTACATCACCTTCTTCTGAGTTATCACCGATATTTTCGATTTCTTCTGTTTCGTCAGCTTCGTCAGCTTCTTTTCCAGGATCTTCTTCTTCAGTAACTTCTTCTTCAGCTACTTCTTCAGCACCTTCGCCAGCTTCATCTTCTTCAGCTACTTCTTCAGCACCTTCACCAGCTTCATCTTCTTCAGCTACTTCAGTTTCTTCATGAAATTCTTCATCTTTTTCTTCTTCAACTTCTTCAGTTTCTTCAACTAAACTTTCGTTAATAGATGATGCAATGTATTCAGCATACTCAGATACTGATTGTAAGTTTTCTTTTAAATAATCAACGTAAGCTAAAAGCTTTTCAGAATTAACTGTACCTTCATTATTTTGTTCTGCAACGTGATCTGCAAAATCTTTAACTTTTGAAATTGATTCAGCTAAATGTTCAGAGTATTGAATACCTTGATCTAATTTTTCAGCTACATTCTCAGTATAAGATATACCTTGATCTGCTTTTTCAGCGACGTGTTCCGAATATTGGATTGACTCGTCTAATTTGCCAGCTAAATACTCAACATATTCTGAGAGAGTATTTACGCTTTCAACTATGTGGTCGTTATGAGATTTTACATCTTCTAACGCTTCGTCTTCGTTTGTTGCGCCGATAGACTCTTTAATGCTTTTCATTTCGTTAGCTAAGTACTCAGAATACTTATTGAAATCTTCAGCTTTTACAAATTCTGCCATGTTTTTTGATTTATTATTTGATTCTTTATTGGTTTTAGTAATTTCTTGTGTTTCTTCAAGCGCATCTTGGTTTTCACCATTCATTTCATATATCCATAAACCTGAATTATCATCGAATCCATAAGATTCGTTAACTCTTTTTAATTCAGCGTTCGCAAATCCAGGATCTGCTACTAAATCGTAAGTGAATAATTGTTTGATTTTTACCTTTCCGTTTGATTCAACGGCTCCGGCTGCTCTTGATGAGATTTGTAAGGGTACACCAGCATCTACTAAAGCTTTAGCTTGACGACCTGCGTCAGTGTCTAGTAATTTGATTCTACCTCTTACTTCTTTTGTTTCCTTGTCGTAATATAATTCTTCAATAATATGAGATACACTCTTAAGGGAAATATCGAATTGCTGCGGGTGATCTAACTCACCTAAAAGCTTAGAAGACTTAATCTTGTCTTGTAATGCTTCTATCTGAGGAACGTATTCGCTCTCAGTGTAGATTCGATTGTTTTTATTCTTTTGATCTATCTGACCAAAAATACCTTCTAGAATGTAATCTTTATTCTCAGTATCTGTTACTTTCAACTGAGATGAAGACATTTCAACAATTAATAAGTTGTTGTTCTTTGCCATAACTATGGTTTATCTATTTTTATTATATATCTACTTGTATTATGCAATTATCTTAATATCTTTTAGATGTCAATATCTAGGTCGTCTTCTTCAGCTTCACCGCCTTCGGCTTCACCGCTTTCTTCTTCCCCTTCTTCACCGCCTTCTTCCTTTTCTATTTCAGCCTCTTCTGCTGATTTATCAAGGTAGTAAGCCATTAATATATCCATCTCACCTTCAGCAAATGCATCATTTCCATATTCACTATAAAAATAATCTTTAAACTCATTTTCTGTTTTAGAAGCAGTAATAGCTCCTAAAATTTCAGCAGATTTAATAGTATCGCCAGAATCTAGTGTTAGGTCTTCGACATAAATTTTAGAATCTTCTCCTGCCTTTAATGCAGTCTCAGATACAAATTCTTCAAATGTTTTAATAATTTTCATATTTTATATATCTCTTTTTCTAAGCTATCTAGGATATGTGTTATATGGCCATGCCATCATCCTCTGCTTCAGGTTCTTCTGCATCAGATTTTCTATCCTTTGCTTTAAATGCTTCGTTAGCTCTAATTTCATCATCAGATAATTTTAGATACTTTCTAACTAAGTATTCTTGATCGAAGTAATATTCTTCTTCCATAGTTTCTTGGTTAGTTGTCATTAAACTATCTCTCATACTTGAGATAAAGTCTAATCTTAACTGCATTATTTCTTGGTCTTTTAATTCAGCAAACATATTCTCTTCATTATATCTTAAAGCTACTTGAGTTTTAAACTGAGGATCGTCAGTAAACTCTGGGTACTTAAGACACATTTGAATGTATAATGGTTTAACTAAAATTTCTTGGAAGACTGATCTTAATCTTTTAATAAACTTACCGAATTTAATTTCATCTCTAACCATACCATCACCTGCTAATGCATAGTCACCACCATCATCTTCATATAAGAATCTGTTGTAAGGTATTTTAGAAACCTCTTTAAGTTTATCTTGGAAGTATTTAACTGCTTCAGTATCTGAAAGATCTGGTCCCTCAGAACTAAGAGTTTCAATCTCTGGCACTTCACCATCTTTAGAAGGTAACCAATACTCTTTACTAAATTGTAACATCTGTTTCTAATGACCCTGATTCAAAATCAAAATCAACAACTTCTTTATAGTTATTCATTAACTGAGCTAGCGATTGTTTTGCTCTAGTTTTAGATTTACCACCTACAGGTATAATAAACTTCATTCTAAATGAAGCGTTAGTCACAGCCCAGATTACTCTGGTGTGTTCCATAATTCTAAGTAGGTTAAATGATCTAATTAATCTTTCAACATAAGATACTCTCGATGCTGTTGAAAGTGAAGAGTATGCAATATAAATGACTTGTGAATCATATAGTACTCTTTCTTTTACTGGATCGTCTTTGTATTGTACCCATACCTTCTTGCCATCATCTTTATTGTAACCAGGCATTAAAGTAATTGGATCAATCTCTTTAAAACCAATAATCTCCTTTTGGTCTGGGGAATAAATTATTTCAAATGATAAGTAACCGTCTACTAAGAACTTTCTAAAGAAGTACCATGCAGATTGCTCACCATTAAAACCGAAATAGTGATATATTTGTCTAAAATATTTGTTAAGATCTTTCTGTACCTCATCTGATACATCAAGTCCTATTATATCTGGTTGAGAAAAGAAGTTTTTATCATCATATACAATTGCTTCATCACAAAGAATATCTAGTATATCTTCAACTTCATCATTTAATGAGAACTTTCTAAGTTCATCTCTTTTTCCTGGGTAATCAGTATCAAAGAACGGTACGTTCTTTTTCATGTTTATATCTCCCATGGATAGAGCAGCAAATGCTCCGTAAATATCGTCGTTGTCTAATCCGAACGGGTTCATCTCTCTGTAACCGAACTGATCTTCCATTGGACCAATTGCTTGTGACTGTCTAAGTACCATGTCGTCATAGCGCATACCAAAAGAACTTAGCGTCTTCAAAGCATTGGAGAGGCTAAATGGTCTTGAGTTTGAACTAAGGGGTCCGTTTCGTTTGTCAGTAAATCCTGCCATAATATATTATTATTTCTGTTTTATATATCTCATTTATTTAGATGCTTGTTAAAGGCTGCTCTTATCTGCCCAACTGATGAGTTATTAAGCTCTAAAAAGTCACACAGAGCTATTCTTGCCCAGTTTTCGTATGATACTACAACTTGTTGAGATTTACGAGTTGTTGCATACTGTCTAATTGCAAAATCAAAGCCATATCTCTGTAAAAAAGATTTAGCTCCTTGATATGATAATGATAATTGTCCTTGTGCTCTAGCGTTTTCCATTTTAGAACCTCTGTTCTGTCCTTGGATATAGCCTTTATATTGTTCATAGACAAAGTCTAAGAGGTCTTGCTTTACAGGGACTGGTAACATATTAAGATTAATACCCATGTCGTTACCTGTGTCTGAGGTGTTCAGCGCCAATACTACTGGATTACTATCCCACCATTCTGCAGATATAGGGTTCTCATATCTAAACACATATATCTTACCTGGTTGAAATGGTCCTGCTGATCTAGCTACTGATTTTTCTCTAACAGATTTTTTAGAAGTATCAAACCAATCTTCTGCTGCACTAGCTGCACGGGCCATTCCGCCAGCTTCTTTAGATAATTCTCCTATTTGTTTTCTAACTTGTCCCATTATTTAAGTGTCTTTTCAGTTAAGACTATAAATCGCCAACCTCGGTTTTCACACCAAGCATTTGCATAAGCATATTTATCTCTATTTTTAATATAGGCTTCTGCTAAAAATTTATAGGAGTTAAGTGCTTTCTTAGATTTAGTCTTAGGTGGTAATGGTTTCTTAATCTGTGCCTCTGGCTTAATTTCAACTAACCATTCTACTGGTGCTTCATCATTTTCACCTTCAGTTTTCATATAAAAGTCTGGATAGTATTTATGTTCTTTACCATCTTTTGACCACTTGTACTTAATAGTTACAGGCTCACTTGACCACTTTAATACGCTTTCTTTATTATCACACATAATACAGAACTTTCTTTCCCATGAGGAACGATAAATGATCGGCGTTGGACCGATATACTTATCTGGATTTAATGGGTTGTAATACCCTTGTACAAATCCTGAGTTGCCAGTAGGTTTTAAGTTCTTTATTGACATTAAATATTAAACATTCCGGATTCACCATCACCATTTTTAGTATTGATGCGATCCATTGACATTGTATTTTTATATTTAGTAGGATGTATTTTATTCCAGCCTTTAGCGTAACCTCTCTTTGCAATCTCTGTAAAGTATGCAAATGCGTTAGTATATTTGGGGTTGAAGTTCCTCCAGTATTTTAGGAGATCTAATATTGCAAATTGCATACAATCGTTTTTATCGTCGACATTTAAATAAACTAATTTCCTAATTGCTCTTTCTGCAATTAATATCAGCATCTTCTCTGCGTCCTTTGTTAGTTTATCATCCCCTAAAGACTCTACAATCTGATTGTATAAATCTTTGTTATTTAAGTAATTCTTTTTTCTTGGCACAATGTTAGTTTAATTAGATTACTAGTTATATGAAAAAAAGCCCATTTGTTTCGAATGGGCTTTCTTGTTAGATCGTGATGTCTTATTGAGTTGTAGCCTCTTAGCTAGCAACTTCAATTTTATACTTTTCTACTCTGTATGGTTTGTTCTCAACAAATACAGTTAGAATATCATTCTTACCAGCTTGTGTGTATTCTACAGCATCCACTTTAATTGAAGAAGCTTCTTCAAGTCCTTCAACATCTGTTTTTAATGTAGCATCAATATAACCATCTTCGATAGTTAACACATCTTCTTCTAAGGCTTCTATTACTTGATTTACTTTAGTAATTTCAGATCCTATTAATTTATCAGCGGCTTTAATGTCCGGAAGGTTTCTGTCAGCTTCTGCTAATCTACCTTTTTGGTCATATAAGAATGATAACATTTCTTTGTAAAGAGCTTTAGTTTCTGCTTTCTTAGATTCTAATATTGCATTAGATTCTAAAAGATCTTCAAACTGTTCAGTAATATCTGCTCCAGTTTGTTCTTTTACATATTCTATTGCTGCATTACTTAACATTTTTTCAAAGCTAGATAATTTAGTAGATTCATTTGCTCTAAATACAAATGTATTATTTTCAGCTCTCATTGTTACAACAGTAACATCATCCTTTTTAGCTTCAGTAATAAAATCTAATATTTTATATGAGCTATAGTTTTCACATGCTAATTGAAATGCTTCAATTAATTTTTTATCTGCATATTTAATATACGCGGATGCAAAAAATACTTCAGATAGTTTATCTTCTGAACCAATTGGCATTTCGATATTACCTGCTTTATATAAGTTTTCGTTTGCGTCGTATGAGAATTTTACTGTTAGGCTACTAGCTTTAGCTTCGTTTATTGCAGCTTTAGTAGTTTTAATTTCCTTGTTAGCTTCAGTTAAAGCTCCAGACTTTTCACCTGTACCATAAGATACTCTAAGTTCTTTTGCTGTTACTTCTAAGAACGATAATTTTTCTGTTAAAGCTAAGTAGTTATCAAATCTCTCTACTGAGCCTTCTTGTATTTTAGTTACTGGTGACTTAGCATTGTAGTCATAGTAAAAAGAAATACCTGATTCGTTAATATCGAATATTTTTGCAGCTGCTACTAGAGTTTTAAATGTCTCATTAGTTTCAGCTATAGTTTCGATATGACTTCCTGTAATTTTGAAATCTCCACCTGCAGCATGAAAGATATATCCTTGTCCTTCTTCTAATATAGGTGACTTAATTCCTTTGTTAAATTTGTTTGTCATTTTGAAATTTTTATGTTTTCTTATTGTATATATCTATCAAATTAATAATCTATTTCGTCTCCGAAAGGTGTTTCCTTACCAACGACCTTGTAATTGTCTCCTAAAAGCGCACTATTTGGAGCTCCTTGACCCGGTGTGGTTAGATTACTATTACCGATTGCAAACATTCTATTAGATTGTTTTCTACGCCTAGTAAGTCGTTTAATTTGAGATTCTGTTGTTAATTGTTTACCTAAAGCTGTTACAATTGCAGTATCTGTTGCGTCTGTTCCAACTTCGGTTTTAATCCATTGTTCTCCGTTAGATTCCCATTTAGCTGGCTCATAAGTATCATAATATACTTGTGGATGTATTGTAGGATCTAAGAATCCATTAGGATCTACATAATCTCCAACAATTCCATTAGCATAACTTGTTCTTGTGAATTTTCTATATACATCTTCTTCAAAATCAAATGAAGGTATAAATGAGTTAATCTCTAATGAGAAGCTAACTTTATGGTTTTGTTTATCGTCAAATGAATATTCAACAGGTCTTTCTTGTGTATAATCATCTGGCATAGCATACTCAGATGTAATTCTATATGTTCCCTCTTCTAAATGACCTGCATCTACATGATAGAAATTAGCCTTGTACATTTTCTTAACAATAGCCTCTGTAACTTTAAATAGATCTAATTGACTTGATACTAATATTTCAACATCAACTCCTATTACAACTGGAATCATTTCAAATTCAGCGACATAACCTTCCATTAAGCCATCTTCATTCATCATCATATAATGACCCATGTTTCTTTTATTAACTAGCTTAGAGGGATCAACTGCAAATGATGATAAGTTTACAATACCTCTTGGTACTTTATCATAATTACCGTCTGCAAAGTCTCCGTTAGGATCACATGTATCTCCATTAACATTAGAGAATAGAAAGCTATCTTTCATAAAGTTTTCATCACCAGATACTGCATAAAAGAAAGGTACATCTATTTCTGCCCTTTCATCATTACTAATCTGTCTAAAAAAACTTAATTTGCCATTAAGGTCTGCTAATAGACCAACAATGACATGTCTAATAACTGAATCGTCTTTATTGAATTTTAAATTATATGTAGCCATAGGTTATATATCATCTTTTCTAATCAAACAAAAATGGCCAATATTTCTATCGGCCATTTTCTTAGTTAATTAAATTGAATTTACTCTGGGCAAATCGCTGCGTTAACAGTATCTACTATAGTAAACTGATTTTGTGTAAGATTAAATGCACCTACAGTTGACAGTTCGCCAATTTTACCTACAACCTCACTAATCGGCCATTTAGGTGGTGTTGATTGATTCGAGAGGCTAATTGTGCTTCCCGGATGAATTAGACCACTAGTACCAGCGTATCTAAGTATAGATGCGTTCCTATCCAGACAATCTGTTAGATTATAGTATACGTATGGTGCACTAGTTGCGTTAGTTGCAGCAGTAGTTGCACTTGTTGCATTTGTTCCTTCTCCGCCTTCACCGTCTCTATTCTCGCCGCCTCCTGGTGGATTAGTCGCTACAGGCTCTTCCGTTGTTGTTACTGTTGTTGTTGCAACAGCAGCATTATGATTTGTCCATGCACTTACTGCAAAAGTGTTGAAATAGGTAACTGCTTCTGTTTCAGTAGTGAAATTTTGTGCTGGAACCATATCTTGAGCAACCGCTAAAAAGTCTTCGTTAGCACACATTTTAAAAGCAATCTTTCTAGAGTCACCATTAAATTGGTAACCTGATTGGTCTGATCCATCTCCTGGTTCATAACTGGCAGTTCCGATCGTACCTTCAGTATTAAGATCTCCTTCAGAATCATCATTTATTGCAGCTTTAGTATATGCAATTATACTAGGGTTAGATCCAAAATCTTGTCTTTCTTCATCTGGTCCCATTTGCCAGATAGTTCCGCTTATAGTAGGAGGTGTACCTGCTTGTCCGTAAGCTGGAGCGCCGCCTGAAGCGTTCTGAACTAATAGGATTCCGTGATCGGTATATCCTGTTGCGTTAACAGCTGTTGCATTTGCTTTAACTCCAAAATGTCTTGATTGTATTGGCATAATATTCTTTGTTTATTTTGTTTCTTTTATTATATATCCTAGTTAATCTATGTTTTCGATAGTAAACTTAGAAAATCCATTCTCTCTATATATTTGTATCTTCTTATCAAATATCTCATGTGGTAATACTGAGTGGTTAATTACAAATGTATTTATTTCATGTTCTTTAATTACTTGATTTAAGATCTTTAATATATTGTAAACACCATCATGGTCTACTGAAGATAATAACTCATCTAGAAACAAAAGATTTAGTTGTGGGAATCTTAATTTTAAGATCTTAATGATTGCAATAATAACGATAAAGTCTGCCTTCTTACGCTCACCTGTTGAAAGTGTCATTGGGTTAATATCTTCACCTAGGTGATTAATAATACAATTAAACTTCTCATCAAATCTAATATGGAATTGCAGGTGCATTGTTTGGGTCATTGCAGCTATGTTGGTATTAAGTCCTGGTAGAATAGTTTTAACTGCTAAGTTCTTTACTCCATCTTCACCTAATATATTTTCTACAACTTCCATAAATGCATAATCTGCATTTAGCCCATCCTTACTTGTAGATTTACTAGCCTCTTTCTCTTCGAATTCTGTAATAAGATTTCTTAAGTGGTCGAAGTCAGCTCCTTCTGGAGTATCTTTTAATTTTAAGAGTTCTCCTTTAAGACCTCTCATCGTTACTTTATTATCTGAGATCTGACCTTCTAAATCTAGTTTAGCAGTTCTAGCAGATATTACCTTTTCTTGCAAATCATCCATCTCAGTCTTAATTGCTTTAATTTGATCTGTATTAGATTGTATTTTATCTACAAATTCTATCTTTTGAGTTTTGTGCCAATCTGAAGTTAACTTAGTTTCACATGTTGGACAATGTCCACTCTCATATAACTTTAACTTCTTATTTAGATAATCAATTTCTCTTTTAATATCTCCAGCTTCTGTACGCTTCTCATTATATTGAGTATTAAAAGTATTCATTGCACCTTCTTCGCTCTTACGATTAGCATCAATATCTAATACAGTTTCATGTAGGCTAACTAACTCATCTTTTAATTCTTGGATCTTAGATTTATTTGCAGTTTTAGATTCTGCTAATAGGGTATTTAGTTTACCTCTAACCGATCCTATTGAATTCATTATCTCGCTTAACTCAGCATCAAAAGAGTCAATATCAAATTTAATATCACGTCTTTCATCTTTGATTTGCTTTTGCATATCATTAAGAATAGAGAAGCCAAACATTCTATCAATAATCTGTTTCTTATCCGAGTTATTCATGGTTAAGAAAGATTTAAAATCATTTACTG